ATACCTGGAGACAAGGTTACTGAAGACTTGAAGTCTTTTCAGCCTGCACTCAAGAGTAAGTTGCAAGCAGCTATTGTTTCTTTGAACAAAGATCGTTTGGTTAAGGCTGGAATTATTGTCAGCCCTGAATCAAATATGTATGCTCTTGCTACAAGTAGTGGATTAGCGGAAGTCAATGACGCCTTGAAGAGGGCACTAATTGCAAATCCAAATCTTAATCAACAAGAGATGTTGGATTTAGCTGAAGTCAAGATCAAGGAGATGATGGATCGACCAGAATCCACCAATCCTTATGTGTTTGATGCTGATGCCACCACGGGTCGTGTGAGCCATAAAAATCGCTTTGCTGATCCAACAACCAGCAAGTTCAGGCCTGAGTCCTATGTCAGTCCTAGGAGTGGTAAGGTGTCTCATGACTTCACCCGTCTCTCAGGAGCAGCATTGCAGACTGCCACGGCTCGTCCTTATCAGGACCCCATTCTTACCGCACCTGAACTGAAGCTTGCAGAACAGCAACTTGCCGCAGGACAGAAGCCCGGTGGTCGTATCCTGGAAGTAATGAAGGCGACGGGTCTTAGCCATGATCAACTGGTCACAGCTCAGCGTAGTGCTTACAATGCCCCAGCAGCCGCTACTGCCCCTCCAAAGGCCACACAAGCCACACGCTTGCAGTTCCTAAGGGCACCAGGAGCAGCTGCTATCCTGTCCAACCCCAACGCCAGTAGCATCCAAAAGATCCGTGCATGGGCTGATTTTGGCATAGCACAGGAACGTTACGCCAGACGACAGGCAGAACGTAAGGCAGCAGCAACGGCAACGTCTGCGCCTGACATGGCACCTGGCAGCATTGTCACCATGGCAGACTACGTTCGTCTTGGGTTGTCCAATGGTCTTAACAAGGAAGATGCCATCAGGTTTGCTGCGGTTGGTATGGCAGAAAGCACCGGACAATCTGGTGTTGTTGGTAAGACTGTTCCAGTTTATGGACTGTGGCAAATTAACATGGATGGTGCTATGGGTCCTGACCGTATGCGTCGTTATGGATTCAACAGTGCTGAGGATCTCAAGGATCCAGAAACCAATGCTAGGGTTGCGGTGGCTCTTTTCAAAGACAAAGGCATCAAAGACTGGTCAGCCTACACTGATGGTCGCTACCGTCAATACTTGGCTGATGCTAGGCAAGGTTGGTATGCGCTGCAAAGCTCAAATTTTAGTGGTGCCCGAGGTGGGCGGGCCAACTTTGCCCCCACCAATGTTCAATCCATTCGTATTGAAACTCCAGGTGATTCTTTCCAACCTGGCATGGACCTATGGTTTGCTGACAAAAACTTCGGTGCTGTCCTTCCGGGACGGGTCAAAGAAATCAGGCCAAACAATGGTAATTATGGAAACACAATCATTGTTGAATCAGTTGATCCAGAAACTGGGGACAAACTTGATGTGTTGTATGCACACCTAGATACTATGAATGTACGTCCAGGAGATTCAGTTCTGCCTGGATCAATCATTGGTAAGCAGGGTGGCACAGGTCGAGTTAGGTCGCAGGATGGAACGATTGCAAGTATTGATTTCTTGACTTCAGCTGAAGTTGGTAGCAATTCCAAGAAACCGTATGCACGGTGGAAACAACTGGCAACTCGAATTGAAAAGCGAATCAAATCGTCTCAGTTCTAACAATTAGGCCCTGATGCGTCTTGGTCTTTTTTCTTTTAATAAACTTACCCTGAGGGGAAACCAATGGCACTGCCCACCGGATCATTTACTGGTCCTTCGTATCAAAACGCTTACGATCAGATTGCAGAAGAAACAAGAAAGAAACGACAGGCAGCAGCAATACCAGCAGCAGAACCACAAAAGGCTAAGGAGACCCAACCACCAAAGAAGATTGACAACCCCTTAGCAGGTAAGACCGCCAAGATTGACCTTGGTAGTGATGTTCTGAACATCATTGCTGATGCCCCTACCAATCTTATTGAAGGTGTTCTGAACCGAGGAGAACTCATCAAGGATAGTGTTGGTGTTGGCATCAATAACCTTCGTGGTATCAAGACTCCTAGTAAGGATAACCCTTGGGCTGATGAGTACGTTGAAGCCTCCTATGATCTTGGTGTTCAAGGTCCTAAGAGTGACATTGGAAAGCTAGCAGGTGGTATCCTTACCTTTGCTCTTGGTGCTAAGCTCTTGGGCAAAGCCTCTCGGTTAAAAACGGGTGGTGTTGCTGGTGGTGCTCTTTCTGACTTTGTTCTGACCAAACCAGAGGATGGTACTCTTAGCACCCTTGTGCGTGATCAGGATTGGATTCCACCTGAAATGGAAGACACCTTCATGCTTGCCCTTGCGGCAAAGAGTGATGACAATGCCTGGGTGGCTAAGTTCAAAGCTGTTGCAGAGGGTGGTGTTCTTGGTAAGGTGGGTGATGCTGCGGTGTGGGGTTTCAAGGCCATCCGTGCTGGACGTGCAGCCAAGGCTGCTGGTAAATCTGATGCACAGGCACTTGAAATTGCAGGCCAAGTAGCTAAGTCTGCCCAGAAGGAAGTCGATGCAGTGTCAGCAAAGAACAGCCTTGCTGAAAGTGATCGGTGGGATGCTTACAATGCTAATCGGTTCAATACGTTACGAAACAAAGAAGAAGGCCTGAACCAATCCGTTTCCAAACTTGGGGAAACATTTGGGGAAGACAGTGCCGAATACCTTGATGGATTGAAGTCCCTTGAGGATGTTCAAAAGGAAATCAATGATTATGATTGGGCAGAGATGCGGCGGTCGGATCCTAATGGTCTTGCCCCACATGAAAAGGCTGCCTACAAGGATACTGTTGACATCAATGATGCAGCAGCTGCACAGCTACGTCTGGAGAACAACAGCGTCCCTGATGCTGCTAAGGTGAACCCCAGATTCCAAGGAGATGCCACATCCCCTACGATGGGTAGCTCACCATCCGTCACCACTGATGCGTTCCATAAGACGCTAGCAGAGGGCGGCATGACCCCTGAGGTCAACCAGATGCTGCGTGACTTCACCAAGCGTGAGGACATCCTACGCATTGCCAAGTCTGCTGGTAGGTCCGTTAAGCAGGTGGTGGAGGACTCTGCCAAGATTGTGATGGAGGTGCGTGATGCCCTCCAACCTCATAAGTACCAAGGGGAATCCATCCTTGACATCCTCGGTGGTGTGAAGTCTGCAAAGACACTAAGCAAGGTGGATGGTGAAACGATGCTTAGCCCTGAAGGTATTGTTGCTGCAAAGGCACTCATCACTGATACCTCAAACCAGATCTTCAACCTCAGCCTTAATCTGGATCAAATGTCCCAGATTCGGATGGCAGGTGGCAACCAGTATGACCGGTTGGTTGATCGACTTACTGGACTTTTGGAATTGCATAAGCTTTATGCAAGTGACAAAGGCTTTGGTCTGCGTGTCATGCAAGAACTACCGTTTGGTCGTGTTGCAGGAGATGCCAGTGCTGCTAACATTAGGACAGCAACCACCCTAACCGAGATGAAGAACTGGGGTGAAAAGATCAAGCGACTTGCCCGTGATGGTGATCCTGCTGCTCAGCAGAACTTGGATGATATGGTAAGAGCCATGGTTCTTGCAGGTGGTGATCCAACCAAATCCGTCAAGTTCATGGATCTTGGACTTAGGATTGGCTGGGATAGCCTCATGAAGGGTATGTATTCTTCCATGCTTTCTGGGCCCATTACCCACGTCCGTAATGCTGTGGGTAACACCTACGCACTTATGGAACGTCCCCTCAGCATTTATCTTGATGGATTGTTCTCTGGTGATAAGGAGAAGACCGCAGCTGCAACAGCAGGCTTCCATGCTATCCGTACCAGTGTGAGTGATGCGTTTGATGTCTTCAATCAAACCCTTCGCACAGGTGAACCTGTTCAGGTCAACCGTAAGTTTGTTTTGGATGATGCCAAGACACAGGTTGACTTGCAAATGATGAAGATGGCAGCCAAGTCTGATGGTGAGAAAAGAGCTGTGAGTATTGTGGAAATGATTTACAACTTTCACAACAATGGTTTTATCTCATTCCCAAGCAGGATGCTCATGGCAAGTGATGACTTCTTCAAGCATCTCAATGCCAGACAGAAGGTAGCCACGGATGCCATGTACAAGGCCGTACGGGAAAGCAGCAGTCCTAATGACATTGAGGGTACGTTCAAGACATACTTGAATGAGTACTCAAAGAAGATTGATCCTAACAATGGTGAGATCCTCGACAATGATCTTTTGGAGTATGCCCAACGTGCTACCTTCCAAAATGATCCAGGCAGTGCTGTTGGTAAGATTGCCTTGGCATTGGGAGAGATTCCTCTTATGAAAATCTTTGTTCCATTTGTCAGGACACCCATCAACATTCTGAATTACACAGCAGAGCATACCCCTGGCGCAGCCCCGTTGCTAAGGCGGTTTTCTGATCACTACCGGGAAGTTATGGAGGGGTCTGATGAGCTGCTTAAGGCGGAAATGCGTGGCCGAGAAGCCATAGGAAAGGCAACAGTTCTTTCTGTTGGTATGCTTTCCATGAGTGGCCTTATTACTGGTAATGGTCCTACTGACCTAGAACAACGAAAAATTTGGATCAAATCACACCAACCAATGAGTGTGAGAGTTGGTGACACATGGGTTAGTTATCAAACTTTGGAACCTCTGGCTACCATTGCAGCCATTGTTGCTGATGCTGGTATGTTGGCACAGATGGGTGGTCAAACGTGGGCTGAAAAGATCATTGGTCAGATGACCTACTCCATTGCAGCAGCTTGCACGGAGAAGAGCTTTCTTGCTGGATTGTCAAGCCTTACTATGGCTCTTGATCCAAAAAACATCACCGATCAAAACCAGATTATTAACGGTATGTTGAATACTGCTAATAATTTCTTGCCTTTTGCTGGAGCAAGGAGGTCTTTGGCCAACACGTTGGATCCATACGTCAAGGAGATTGATGGTGAATTGCAGAGGGCACTTAACATTGCAGTACCTTTGTACAAGAACTACCAACCTAGCAAGACTGATGTGTTCACTGGAGAACTAATGGAAGTAGCGGGTGGTGGCTTCTACAATGCCAACTCACCTTTCCGTATTAGGGCAGTGAACAAAGATCCAGTGGTTGACAAACTTGCAGACATGCAGTTTGAATACAATCAAATGACAAAAAATGGTCCTGAAGGTATTGCACTCACAGCACCAGAGCAAGCTCTGTACAGTAAGTACATGTATCAAACAGGTTTCCACAAAGACTTGCAAACCATGTTCAAACAGGACTGGTTCAATGAAAGCCTGACTGCCTACAAGAACCGTCCAGGTTTGCTTGATAAGAAGTTCATGCGTCATTATGAGGCAACTCAAATGGTAGTTGACCAGGCAAAGCGCATTGCTTTTGACAAGATGTTGGCTGAAAACAATGACATTTACCAACGTATTGGTGCTGTAAAAACAAGCAAGTATTATGCTGCTCAGGGTCAAGTTAAGCCAGCCATTGAAAGCCTTCTTAAGTTCTAACATCCCAATGAATTAGCTATGGCAACCACACAGAATACCTATTCGGGAAACGGCAGTAACAAGCTGTTTTCTATCACCTTCCCATATCTTGCTACCTCTGACATTTATGTTTTTCTAAACAACATTCAGCAGACGGTTACAACTCAATACTCTTTTGCCAATGCTACTACGATTGAATTTGTCACAGCCCCCGCCAACGGGGCTACTGTTGCCATTTTTCGTCTCACGTCCGATGTTTCCCTTCAGGCAACCTTCTTTCCTGGGTCATCCATTAAGGCCTCTGACCTGAACGATGACTTTGATCAGGTTCTGTTCATTGCT